AATGTTGCTTCGGTGACAGTTGATTCAGTATTTACATCAACTTATGACACTTATTTAATTGACTTGGTGGACATAAGCGCAGCAACAGGAACAGATGATCTCTTGTTACAGTATCGTTATGGTTCGACTACGCAAACAACCGCTTATTATGGTTCTTGGGTTTATTGGAAACCTTCAACAGATGCAATCAATGGTTCACGCTGGCGCAATGGTTCTAACCACATTTTATCGGATAATACTGGCGATAGTGGCAGTTTGGGTCATGGTAATTTATACATCAGCAAAGTCGGAAGTTCAGGCAAACCTGCAATCTGGGGAACATACGGCAGCGCAATAGGCGAAGGTATGCAAGCCTTTGGCGGTACTTTTGATGGTACTTCTCAAACTTTTAATGGATTCTTATTGAAATCATCAGCATCAAACATCAGCGGAACAGTTAGAGTGTACGGATTGGCGAAATCATAATGGCAAATGACACAATACAAATCATCAATGTTGAAACTGATGAAGTAATCGTTCGTGAGATGACAGATGAGGAACAGGCTATTCGCAACGCTGAAGTGGCTGAATACAATGCAAAATTAGCAACCGAAACAGCAGAAGCCGAAACAGCAAAATTGGCAAAGGAAGCAGCACAAGAAAAACTTGCTGCACTAGGTTTGACAGCCGATGATTTGAAGGCACTTGGATTGTGACATTTCCACAAGGCACATTGCCGCGTTTGATTCAGGTTGCGCTGGCCGAAGTCGGCACAGCTGAAACAGGCAACAATGAAACAAAGTACGGCAAATTTATGAAGGCCGACAAGCTGCCATGGTGCGGTTCGTTTCTTAATTGGTGTGCTCATCAAGCCGGGGTCAAGGTGCCAAATGTTGTTAGCACAAAAGCTGGTGCCGAGGCATTTAAGAAAGCCAAGCAATGGCACACCACACCAAAGATTGGCGATTTTGTTTTCTTTGATTTCATCATCGATGACAAAGAGACAATCAATCACATTGGCTTGGTGATCCGGGCATCAGAAAAACAGATCGTGACCATCGAAGGCAATACATCAGGCGGATCGGGAAGTCAGCGCAATGGTGGCGAAGTCATGGTCAAATCAAGAGCTTTGGGAGCACGCTCATTTGTGATCGGTTACGGCCGACCAGCTTATGAGCCATTTTCCGGTGATTTACCGGATCGACCAAAAGGAGAAAAATAATGGAGCAAGCAAAAGCAATTGCGGCATCATGGGCACGCTCATACATCGCGGCAGCTTTGGCCGTGTATATGGCCGGCGGATCACTTGAGCAAATGGCAATGGGTGGCGTGGCAGCTGTTGTGCCGGTTATTTTGCGTTGGCTCAATCCAGCTGATAAAGCTTTCGGGTCTACGGGGAAGTGACTCGGAAATCACTCGCGGCGGGTTTGGCTTTGATCCTTTCGTCAAGCCTTGCCGGGTGTGGTTATGACGGCTGGGTGCGATACCCATGTCAAGAGCACGCAAATTGGGAAAACCCAGAGTGCCAAAAACCACAATGCAAGGTCACGGGTACCTGTACAGAGGATGTGATTGGTGATGGCTTCAAAGAGTAAAGAGCGGTTAAGCCAAGAGGACATCAAAGCTCGCTTAATGTTTTTGATTGGCGCGGTGTTGGCAATTGTCTTTCTTATTGTCACTTTGGGCATCACATACGCGTTGATCTTTGTGACACAGCCAATTGGGGCACAGGCTCCCAATGATGCAGCTTTCATCGATCTACTCAAAACCTTGGCAATCTTTCTCACCGGGTCATTGGGTGGCGTTTTAGCATCCAACGGACTCAAAGACAAACCAAAGTCACAATACGAAAAAACCATTGAAAGGCGTTTAGGCGGTAACGACACGCCATGATTTGAGCGTGATTCTTGAATTTGTCGCATTTGCCTGTCACTCTCTCTTTCGGGAGCTGATTCGCGGCTCCCAGAATCGGGAGCAACAAAATGAACGAAGCATCAATTGTGATCATGTGTTTGATTGCTGGAGCCTTATGGGCTGTCATGTCTTATTCGGTCGGATTTAAGGAAGGCCAGCGACAAGGCTACACACGCGGCCGAGCTGTGGCACGCCACGCGGTATCAGCTGATCGCAAGGTGAACAACTAATGGCCGGATTTCTTGAAAACTACGAAGGCAACAAAGAGCGCACAGATCGTTGGCTGCGCACATTTCCCCATGGGAGACTCGAAGCTCACATCATAGAATTTAATGCCGAAAAAGGTTATGTGCTGGTACAAGCTAAGGCATGGCGCAATCAAGAGGAAACAGAGCCAGCGGGCATTGATTTTGCTTTTGGCTATCGCGAGGCATATAACCCGAACATGAAACGCTGGTTTTGCGAGGATACTGTTACCTCAGCTTTAATGAGAGTGATGGCCTTGGTCATGGGCGGCACAGAGAAAGCCACAAAAGAAACTATGGAGCAAGTCAAAATAAATGATGCGACAAAGCCGCAAGATTATGACTATTGGACAACCAAATTTGGCGATGTGCCAAGCTACAAAACAGCCGGAGAAGCTGAGCAAGCTGGCATCCCATCACTCGGATCATCGATGGATGAGATTGCGAAACAATTGGGTGGAGAGCTAGTACAAGAGGCACCGCAATGCCGTCACGGGCATCGTGTATGGCGCACCGGAACATCGGCCAAAACCGGCAAGGATTGGGCCAACTATTCATGCGTAGGCAAAAAACCAGATCAATGTGAGCCGCTTTGGTATGTGTTCACAAGCGATGGCACATGGAAACCACAGGTGTGATGATGACAAAAAAACAATTGCTGATTGCATTGATCATCATTGAAGCTGCATTGCTGTTGGGATTGGTGGTGGCTTTGTGAGCGACTACATTGAAATAATCTATACACAGGAAATGAAAGCCAGGTTGATGTGCAATGGCGAAATTGTTGAGGAATACAAAATCGAGCAATGTGACAAGTGCTCACAGCTGCGCCGATTGGATCATTTCGGATACCAAAAAGGCTATGACAAGCAAGACAACATCATTTGGTTTTGTGGTGATTGCCGATGATTGATCGCATTGAGGAAGTGCAATGCATGATTGCAGCCATCCAACATTGCCATGATCGATCAGCTGATCACAGCTCACGGATCGTCAAAAACCTGTCATGGTTTGAGTATGTGGCACAGATGGGCGAATCAATGCTGGCCGAGCTAGTGGTGGCCAAGCGATTGGGCTATGAATACACACCGGGCATAACATGGGATAAATCCAAAGCTGATGTGGGCGAGCACATCGAAGTCAAATGGTCAGCCAATCCGGCCAGCAATTTGTGGATTCAGGAATCAGATCGACATGATCGTGACATTGCCGTGCTGGTCACAGGCAACGCACCAAAGATGCACATTGTTGGCTGGATGCCGGTGGCTGTGGCCAAGAAACCACGCTATCGAAACGCATCACAAAACAATTGGAGCGTGCCACAAATCAACCTACAACCAATCGAAACCTTGATGCGGAGCAATTATGCACATCCTTCAATTTGATTGTTCAATTTGTGCAAAGCTGTATGGAAAGCCAAAGCAACGCCATGGACTTAAGAAAGGTGCAGAACTGACCGAACATGAGTGGTTCGCACAATGCATGAGCTGTGGCACATTTGGCATCAAGATCGTTGATGATGCACGGATTACGGAGATGTCATTGTGATGAAGTTATCCACAGGTATCATCCACAGGCTGTGCGCAACGCCCAACAGCACGCTCAATGTTGCAATGTATTTGCGTGGTTCGGTACGCTCCATGCTCGTGGGCGAGCCGCTGAGGCGGATAGCTCGCAAGCGATGCTTGGTGCTATTGGCCGCGCTATGTTTTGCTAGCGCAACACCGGCACAGGCCACACAAAATGCAACAAAGAAAGCATCGATCAATTCATTGAAGCTTTATGCTCACTCACGAATTGTTGATTGGCAAGAGATGAAATGCTTTGACATCCTAATCACAAAAGAAAGCAATTGGCGTGTGGAAGCTATTAATCCAAATGGCAATCACTTTGGCTTAGGCCAGATGCGAAACACAAAGTACAGAAACCTTGATGGCTTTCGCATGATTGACTGGACTCTCAGATACATCGATCACAGATATCAAGGCAAGATATGCAATGGAGCTTTGGCTCATTGGCGAAAGCATGGGTGGCATTGATGTCAAGAGCTTGGAAAGGTGGGAGCACAAGTCGTTGGCGTAAAATCAGAGAAGCTGTGTTGAAGCGTGATGGATGCTGTCAGATGTGTGGCCAATCGGAAGGCCAAATGCACATTGATCATGTGATTCCCAAAAGATTGGGTGGAGGCGATGAAATCTGGAATTTGAGGCAATTATGCCAAAAGTGCAATTTGAGCAAAGGTGGTCGTTTTTTTGAGGCGGATGGAACACCCCCGACTCTCCATGGACTGTTTATACCCCAAAACAGCTCGATAAGTCATGATCAGGCTGGTTCAAGTCATGATTGATACACCATCGGCTGAAATCGTCTCAGATCGGCCCACATCGGTTTTTTTGACGACAACAGCTCCACGAATCCACTCACCGCTCAATGATTTGCCTTCACGCGGCTTTGAACTTATTGATTTCGCTGATCAGATCATCGATGGCGGCTTTATGCCGTGGCAAAAGTGGTTGGCCGAGCACTCGCTCAAGGTAAAGCCGGATGGGAGGTATCACCATCCTGTGACAGTCGCATCCGTAGCCCGGCAAAATGGAAAGAGCACTTACATGATGGCCCGGATCATGATGGGCCTGTTTCATTGGAAAGAATCGTTGCAAGTTTCATCAGCTCACAGATTGGTCACATCGCTGGAGCAATTTCGGGCGATTGTGCAGATCATTGAGGAAAATGCAGATTTAGCCAATCGGGTGCAGCGTATCCGCTGGCAACATGGAGCCGAGGAAATTCAAACCAAGGATGGTTGCAGATTTATTATTAAAGCCGGTGGATCGGCAGCTCGTGGATTGAGCAAACCCGAATCTGTCCATCTTGATGAAATCCGTGAGCTTCATGACATGGAAACTTTTGCCTCAATGCGATACACATTAATGGCCGCCAAGAATCCGCAAATCAGCTGTTTTTCCACGGCCGGTGATTCTCATTCAATTGTGCTCAATCAATTGCGCGAGCGCGGATTGGCTGCCGCAGCTGGTGGCACCGACAATGTTGGCTATTTTGAGTGGTCAGCACCGACCGATGAGATTTCATTGGAAAATGCAGCTTTTGCCAATCCCGGCCTTAACATAACAATTCACCCAGACAATATCCGAGCCGTTTTCAATGATCCTCCCGATGTTGTAATGACAGAGGTTTTAAATCGATGGGTGCAGACAATCTCAAGTGTGATTGGTGCCAAAGAATGGCAAGAGTGTGGCGATGAATCAATTGACCTCGATGATGACAAGCTCACATGGATGGCTATTGATATTTCACCGGATCGCAAGCACGCGGCCCTCGTGGCCGCTCAAAAGCTCGGATCGGAGTCATTTATCGTGAAGCTGTTGCATACATGGGAAAACACCATCCAGCTTGATGATCGCGCCATTGCCAACGATGCTGCGGCGTATTGCCGAAAATATCCGATTGAATATTTGCTTTACAGCCGCCGCACATCCGGAGCTGTTGCAGCGCGTATGCAGCCGGCCGGTATCCCAATCCACGACATGGACAGCGATTATCCGCAAGCTTGTGATGAGCTTTTGGGTGCAATCAATAGCGGCAGACTTAAACACCGAAATCAAACATCGCTGACAGAGCAAATGCTTTCAGCTGTGCAATTAAGGCGCGGTGATGGCGGATGGGTTATCGGTAGGCGTGCAAGCCAATCGGCTGTTTGTGCGGCCGTAGCATCTGCATTGGTCACACACTTTGCGACACGCCCAGAAACCGAAATCGACATTTTAGTGGGTTGATGCTTGACATTTTGAGAAAATCCTCCCATGGGATTATTCGATCGAAAGCGAACCATTGAAACTGTCGCGGTTACGCGCGGTGCTGATGTAGCTGCACAAATTGGGCCAGCTCCAACGCTGGATGCATTTTTCCCATTTGGTGGAGCTGATTACATTGCAAGCCGTGAGGAAGCAATGAGTGTGCCGGCAATTGCTCGCGCACGAAACATGATTTGCAATTCAATTGCCACGATTCCAATGATTACACGCGATAAAGATACAGGCGCAATCGTTGATCAACCTGTTGTCATTTCTGATCCGGACAAACGGGTACCAGGAGCAGCATCATGGGTCTGGGCGTGTGAGGATTTATTATTTACAGGATTTTCGTATTTTCAAATAATTGATTTATTTGCCGACACAGGCAGAGTGCGCCAAATGTGGCGCGTTGCTCCAAACCGCGTTGGAGTTTTCTTGAATTCAATTGGAACGCAGATTGAATATTACACAGTCGATGGATCGCGTGTTCCGATGTCTGGTGTTGGTTCACTTGTTGTGTTTTATGGTAACGATGAAGGTTTATTAAATCGCGCTGGTCGCACAATCCGTGCTGGTGCAGAGCTTGAAAGAGCTGCCGCAATGTACGCACGCGAACCGGTGCCATCAATGGTTTTGAAATCTAATGGCACAGCATTGCCAGCTGATCGAATTGCAAAATTGCTTGATGCATGGGGCGCAGCTCGTAGAAATCGCGGAACAGCGTTTCTCAATGCCGATGTTGAATTGACAACAGTCGGATTCACACCAGAGCAAATTGGCCTCAATGCTGCTCGCGAAATCATTGCAACCGAACTTGCACGCGCCGTGGGAATTCCGGCTTACTTTATTGATGCGCCGACTGGATCATCCATGACCTATCAAAACGCCCAAACGGCGCGTCAAACTCTTTTGGATTTCTCGCTGCTCCCGTTGATGAACAGCATATCCTCAAGACTTTCAATGCCAGATTTTACGCCATCAACACAGCGCGTGGAATTTGATTTGAAGGCTTATTTGCGCGGATCAGAAAAAGAGCGTGCAGAGATTTACAAGATTTTATTTGAAATCGGTGCGATCACCACCGATGAAATTAGACAAATGGAGGACATGATCTCATGAAGCTGACAACACCAATGCAAATTACGGCAGCTGATTCAGATGCACGCACAATCAGCGGTCGCATCGTTGCTTTCAATGAGCACGCAAATGCATCAACCGGCAAAGTCGTTTTTGCTCGCGGATCAATCCAGCCACAGGATGTTTTTTTGAACCTTGAGCACGACAACACACGCCGAATTGGCAAGAGCATTGCCATGAGTGTGAACGACAAAGAAATGACAGCGACTTTCAAAATTGCTAACACAACAGCTGGAACAGATGCATTGACTGAGGCCATGGAAGGTTTACGCGATGGATTCTCAATTGAATTGGCTGTGGACAATTATGAAATGCAAAAAGACGGCACAATGAAGGTCATCAATGGCCAGCTCACAGCCGTCGCTTTGGTAACTGAACCAGCCGTGCGATCAGCTCGCGTGCAAGAAGTTGCCGCATCAGAAGATTCTGAAACTGAAACAGTTACAGAGACAACAAACCCAAATGAAGGAGACAAGATGGACAACACTACCGAACCAGTAGCTCCTGCCGTTGAACCGGTAGCAGCTCCAGAAGTCGCACCTGTACAGG